TGAAGCTACACTTCACGCAAGATAGGTATGACTATTTCAAATATATGGGTAAGACGCGTTCAATTAGTGAAAGTGCATTTGAAATTAGAAAAGATGTATTTCATTTTCGCAAACTGGAACGTAGATATAAAGATGATCTGACTAATTTTTATGTCGCAAACATGTCTAGAGGTAAAGGCATTAAGTGGGTTGGTGATTTGATCACACTAGAGGCCGAAAAAACTTATGTCGATTGGAAACGGCATATGGAATCTATCTCTTACATGTTTAAACAAGATATGCAAATCATAGCTGATTCATGTCAGGATGTCAATAAGGCATGGCAGACTAATGGTGAGCATCCTGAGGTGCTTCGACTGCATCTTGGTGATAAAGTGAAACTTGAGAGTTTGATATTGGCTGATAGGGTTTTGGGATTTCATCAAGCATGGGATGCACGTATTCAAGATACAATCATCTGGCCTGATGTGTCTCGTAAAATGAAAAAATACGGACCCTTTGTTAAAGCCGATGCATCTATTTTGAAGAAAACCATGCGTCAAGTGTTTATTTCTTGACACAGGCCGTTCGACATGATATAAGTAGATGTGTGGTCATGATCGAAGTGAAATACAAGACACACAAAACATACAAAACATACGGAGAATATACAAATGACTAATGACTTCGCTTCATTGAAGCGTTCTTCCACCAATAATCTGGATCGCCTTACTAAGGAGATCGGTAAGCTAGCAGGTGGCACCAATCAGCGCGAATCCGATGACCGTTTTTGGCAACCCGAGGTTGACAAGGCTGGTAATGGTTATGCGGTGATTCGTTTTCTTCCTGCTGCTAAGGGTGAGGATCTTCCCTGGGTTCGTATTTGGTCGCATGGGTTTCAGGGCCCAGGTGGTTGGTATATCGAAAATTCTCTGACGACTCTTGGTCAGAAAGATCCAGTGGCTGAGCTAAACTCTAAGCTGTGGAATAGCGGTAGTGATAAGGACAAGGAAATCGCTCGTAAACAAAAGCGGCGTCTTTCTTATATTGCTAACATCTATGTTGTCAAGGATCCAGCGAATCCTCAAAATGAGGGTAAGGTCAAGCTGTTCAAGTTTGGCAAGAAGATTTTTGACAAGATCAATGAGATGATGACACCTCAGTTTGAGGATGAGAAGGCCGTCAATCCCTTCGATTTCTGGGCTGGTGCGAATTTCAAGCTGAAGATTCGCAACGTCGAGGGCTATCGTAATTATGACAAGTCAGAATTTGATCGTCCTGAACCTCTGTCTGATAATGATAGTGATCTTGAGAATATCTGGGCTTCGCAGCATAAGCTTCAAGCTTTTATTGCACCAGATCAATTCAAGACCTATGAAGAATTGAAGGCTCGCCTTGAACGTGTGTTGAATGAGGCTGCTCCTCGTCGTGCATCAAATGATGAAGATGATGAACGTGAGGAACGACCTGCATCACGCGCCTCAGCTGAGCCTAAGACTCGGAGTACTCTTGTAGAAACTCTTCCTAAGGCAACTAGCGCCGGTGCTGGTGCTTCGGTCCGTCCACCGTGGGAAGGTGATGATATCAGCTTGTTTGAACGACTGGCTGAGGAAGATTAAGCAGAAGTGGGAACGGTACCACCACCACCACGAATCATTCCAGCAAGAACTCTCATAGCTTCTTCTTGATTTGTTGCTATGATTCGTGGTGGCGGGCCGGCCGGATTATTTGTGGCTGGTTGTATCCTAGGTGTATTTTGAGTACCTGGAATGGTTACTCCAGGTAACACGCCAGCAAAATATGTACTTCTACCGGTACCGGCGGCCGTGGCAGCTATTACTGCGGCCGCCGACCTATTTTCGGGTACTAGTGTCTCGGTTCTATTGTTTAATTCTATATTAATTCTTTGTATGCGCTCTTGAAGATGACGTTCTCTTGTTGCTATTGATTCAACAACACCACGACCTCTTCCTGAAACTTCTCTTACATAAAATGTATCATATAGCATTTCAGCCGAGCGCGTTGGATCACCATGTTCTATTATGCGACGTGCGACCTCAGCAGCTCCATGTAAATTTGCGTGTTGTCCTATTTGTGCTGCAATAGTATTTGCAAATTGTGATCTATCAGAGATTTCTCCTAATCGTCTTTCTATCCTTGACACTATTTGTCTACGCGCATCATCGGCGCTAACGCTATTTCTAATATTTTGTATGCTTTGTCTTTCTTCTTCATTAAATAAATTTTGAGATATTACATTCTCTGGTCTTTCAGGCGCTCTTTCAACTCTTTCTGCGACTTCTTCCGATTCTTCCGGCTGATTGTTTGATCTTTCAGGCGCTCTTTCAACTCTTTCTGCGACTTCTTCCGATTCTTCCGGCTGATTGTTTGATCTTTCTACTTCTGATTCTGTAGGTTCTCCTTCGCTTCGCGCCGCACTCGCGCGCAGACGAGCAAGGGTTTCAGCAGCACTTCCTTCAACCGGTCCAGCAGCACGTTGCATACGATCACCTACCGTCTCCGGAATAGCAGGAGTAGTACCTCCTTCACTCGGTCCAGCAGCACGTTGCATACGATCACCTACCGTCTCCGGAATAGCAGGAGTAGTACCTCCTTCACTCGGTCCAGCAGCACGTTGCATACGATCACCTACCGTCTCCGTAGAAGCAGCAGGAGCAGCAGAACCTCCTATGCTCTCTGCGCCACCTTGTGGCGCTGTAATACCAAAAAATGCAAGCATTCTACGCATTATATCAGTTACTTCATTCACAGCGGTTATTGTTGCTTGTATATCAGGGATAAAACTTAATGTTTCATCTACTCTTTCACCAAATCTAGTGATTTGTTCGGGTGTCATAAAATATGATAAAGCAGCAAATGTAGCAAAACCTAAGCCTGATATTCCTAAGAATGATGATAAAAATGAACGGCCGCCCCTTTCTCTGCGTGGAATTGATTCATATCTTTTTGTGTCTTCGCTAAGACTATCTTGAATTTGTTCTTGTCTATTTTCTCTTGCATTATTAATATCTTGTTGAAGTCTTTTATTATCATCGATTTGATTTTGTAAAGATATTCTTAATGATTCGACAGCCTTCTTTGTTAGACTGGCCGTATCTGATATATGGCGATATACATCTTTACGAAATGCATCAAAAACTGTATGTGCAACATACCTTTCTGAATCATTTCTTTCAATTCTATTTGTTTTCTGCAAAGATTCAACAACACTTTGTCTTACCATTCTATAACGATTTGCTATATCATGATATTGGCGTGTTCTTGGATCAAATGTTATTTGATCCAAGCTTGTCGGCTGATTTATTGTTAAATCTCTTAAATTTGCCATTAGACATACATCCTAACAGGTAATAGAAAAACGGCGACGTGTTCATTACCACCGTTGCCTGATCCAGCTGCGATTAATCTTCTACCAGAATGAGGATTATTTGATGGTTGCATATTTGAGGACTGATTTCTTCCTGGTAAACTTCCAGTCCCAGTTTGTGGGGATGCATTTGGATTATTTGATGGTTGCATATTTGAGGACTGATTTCCTCCTGGTAAACTTCCAGTCCCAGTTTGTGGGGATGCATTTGGATTAGTAGGTTGTGTGTTATTTTCTGATTGTCTATTACCACCATTTTCATTAATTAAACGTTGAGCTATACCTCTTCTTATAGACACATCACGTTCTATATGTCTTGGTCTTTCATATCGCCGTGCAATTATTTCTGCCGCATCTTCGGCTGTGGAAGTTGCTCTTAATGCATTTCCTGCTGAAGCTTCTGGGCCACCTGATGAAAGTTCCCATGCTACCGCTCTAAGTTGATCTTGAAATGACGATTCTAAAACGGATCTACCTAAAAACTGTTCAACTCTATTTCTTCGACCACCAGCATTATTCCATTGTGCTATACCATGAGAATTGCCATTATCACCCCGTATCGTAGGATTTAGATTGCTTTCCGCAATCAAATTAGAAACTATTCCAATTGATTGTTCTCTTGTATAACCATTTTGTTGAAAAAAACTTATTGCTTCAGATGCAGTTCCTGGTATACCTTGAGGTATTCTAACTGGTATACCTGGATCATTTGGTCTAATTTCAGTTCTTGTACTCTGGCCAGAAATTCTTCCTAACGGTCTAGAAAATTCTCTCTCAAGATATTCATTGAGTGTATTTGCCTCTTCTTCAAAATTTGGTCGATCAAGTAATCTTTCTAGGGCTACAGCACCTGCAATACCAAATGCGGCTCTCAATGCTCTACCAACTCCAGGTACACCCCTAAGAAATCTCAATGCTCTTAAAACACGAATTATTATACTTATCAATCTACCAACATATCTTACCATAGCCAATATTGCTTCAGCCAATGTACGAAATAATCTGAATATACCACTACCAACTAATCTAAAAAAATGCGATACGGCTTGAATAATTCTTCCAAACATATTTGTTGATTGAGGTTCTTCTTCAATCGCATCTTTTCTTATAATTCTAGCAGTTATTTTTTCTAGACGATCTTCTTCTCTTTCGTTTCTTTCTCTTTCTAATAATATTGATCGTTTTTCTTCTTCTTTGTTTATACCATTAAATAGATTAATCATTTCACTAAACATCTGTCTAATTTTTAGAAAAGATTCAGAAGCTTGAGATAGATTAATTCTTTCTATATTAAATGCAGAGGTTCGTCTAAATGTAGGTAACATTGATGTAATAGAGGCAAGAGTAGCCAGTCCAATCTTAGTGGAGCTTTCAACCAGGTTATATCTTTTTGCTGCATCCGCTAGACTAGCCAATTATGTCTCCCTGGCCGCTTTTTCTTTTTCTAGATGATTAACTAGCATATTAACATATATTTCCCTCTCCCAGGGTATCATATTTTCTATCTCTGTCAAACTATATTTGTGATGCTGCATCAATGAAAAATTCAACATATAATAGTTTGCTAGAGTATTATGAGAGAGGGCTATCAAAAAAAATCAGATATTCCTTTTAATGTTATTGTATCTACTTGTCCGCATTTTTGACAGGTATATGTAACCTCATGAGATAATGAAGGCATATTGCTGAAAAATGATGCAATATTTGCAAACTGCTGACTATTCAATGAGCCCAAAAATGCTTTGGAATCATTTAAATCATCTGGTTCATAAACTTCTTCATCATCATAAACAGATTCTATGCAACGAGCAATCATATCAAGTTCATCTAAATCATCACTTGATTTTTTTATATCCGCTAAAGTAGGATATCTCATTTTCATTGATAATTTGTCTGTTAATTTTATTTCATGCAAGCTATTATCCGGAAATTTCACTTTTACTTGGTCAAGATCAACTTCCACATCGGTTATAGCATCACATGGCTCACCTTTGTAATTCATTCCATCTTTGTGACGGTAAGATAACATTACTTTTTCGCTTACTGATTTACCGCGAACTTTTAAAAATAGATATTCAACATCAAAAGCAGGTAGCTTTTCTATATTGACATCTTCCGTCAATATACAGCTTGATATCATTTCAACCATTGCGCGTGTCATATGCTCTGGATCTTTAGATTCCATTGCGACAAGTAGATTTTTTTCTTCTTTCACTAAAAATGGACGATATGTAATTTCACGTCCATTAGAAGGAATAATTGTAGTGAAAGTCGGTGCTGATATTTTAGGTAATGCCATTACGATCTCCTATAATCTAAAATGAGGGTGGTCTTGGTATATTGAGGTTTTGACCTAAACCTCTTAAACCACCGGCCACTCCTTCTCTCCTAAAAAGACCAATCAAAGGACCAAATTGATTTAATCCGCCAATAATTCCTCTACCAAGTCTTTCTATATTTGCAAGTGCTTCAAGAGGTAGAGATTCCGGATGACGCTCTGTCGATATGAAATATTCTATTTCAACAGGAAGCTTTGCTATTCCATCAGATGCCCAATCTAAAGATACATCACCTATGCTAATTGGATAAGCTTCTTGAAGTTGTATTCTATATTGCGGAAATATAGTTCTATCTGTGCTTGAATCAAAATAATTTCTATTCAAAGGATTATAAACATCAAAGAAATCATTCAATAAATTTGAAATATCACCACGAACTAATCCGCTTGAAATTTCAAAAGCAGATGGAACTTGCCGCACTGGACTTTCAGCAAATTGCATTATATCAACAAGACCTACGATTTCATCATAATATGTTGCATTATACATACCTTCTCTTGGCCGGCGATTACCAGAATTTCTAGGGCCACCATAACCCCCACCAGAAACCGCAAGCTCTTGCCATGCCATGAATATTTCGCGCTCAACCATACTTTCACTAAGTATGACATTCAATCTCATAGTTGAGTTCATAAAAGAATATGGTATACGTCTCTCTGGACCATAATATCTCTGAGTCAAAGTCATCAAGCTTCTGCTAGGAATTGATGCAGATTCGACCCTAAGAGGTATGGCCGAAGTATCAAATAGATATTTTAATGCATCAGGTAAAGTGATCATGACAGAGAAAAGGTTTGGTTTTGCTAAACCCTTTTTACTTATTTCAGCCGAAAATTCGGAAACATTAAATCTACGGTTTGCCA